GGATTTGTTAAGCCAGTACTGCTTTACTAACCCTCTACTGGCTTTACAGTAAACCTAGTACTGGGTTATGTCAAGACGTTTAGAATCAAATAGTTGGCGGTTCGTTTGCTAGGGCCGTGCCGTTCTCGGATGCACATGCGAACATCGCCTGCAACTTCTTTGAGCGGGTTCTCAAGCACACCCAGGACGAGTGGTCGGGAAAGCCCTTCCTGCTGGCTCCGTGGCAGGAGGACGCGCTACGCGAGATATTCGGTCTGCTCGATCACGACGGCAATCGGCAGATTCAACAGGTCTATCTAGAAGTGCCCAAGAAAAGCGGCAAGACGGAGTTTTGCGCCGGACTCATTCTCCTGGTGCTCCTGCTTAACCAAAAACTGGGCTGTCAGGTCTACGGCGCGGCGGCGGCGCAGCGGCAGGCGCTGAACGTCTATCGCGCAGCGCACACGATGGTGGAACAGAGCGCGGTGCTCAGGAAGGAATTCCGGGTGCTGGATTCGACCAGCCGGATTCTCAAGAAAAGTGATCCCAACAGCTTCTATGCGGCGGTCGCTGCCGACGGCGATCTGTCGGACGGCGTGAATCCGGCCTGCACCGTGGCCGACGAGGTTCACCGCTGGCGCACGCGCAAGCAGCTTGAGAATTGGGACGTGCTGACGCTGGGCGGCATCACCCGCCGTGAGATGCTGTCGATCGCCATCACGACGGCCGGCGTGCAGAGCGAGTCGCCGCTGGCGTGGCGGCTGCATGAGAAGACGCAGCGCATCAAGGCGGGAGTCATTCAGGACCCGACTTTCTACGGCAAGATCTACGCCGCCGATCCGACGGACGACTGGAGCCAGGAATCGACGTGGATCAAGGCCAATCCCTCGCTCAAGCAGAACGGCGGTTTCCTCGATATTTCGCGCATCCGCAAGCAATTCGAGGCCGCGCTCAGCGACCCGGAAGCGCAACGGTCCTTCCGGCGCTACTTCCTTAACCTCTGGGACCAGAAAGAGAGGCGTGCCGTCGATCTGGGGAAATGGGAGCAGTGCAAGGGCGATTGGGACGCGGTCGGCTTGCAGGACAAACAGCCGGAAGACGACGTCCGGCCACTGCATCGCGACATGCTGGCGCGATTCATCGGGCGCCGCTGCTGGGCAGGCGTTGACATCTCGATGACGACCGACTTTACCGCCGTCGCGCTGCTGTTTCCTGAGTTCCACGCGATCCTTGATCCCGAAGGCAAGTTCGAAGGCTGGGGAGCATCGACCGGCTTCTATGACGTGATCGCTTTCTACTGGATGCCGGAGGAAGGCATTCGCAGGCGCGAGCTCCGCGACGGAATGCCCTACCGTACCTGGGCGGACCGGGGATTCATCGAACTGTCATCGGGCAACGTCATCGACATTCGCGAGGTGCGTAAGCGGCTGGAGTGGGCCTCGCGCATGTTTGACCTTAAGGAAATCTGCTTTGACCCTAGCGAGGCGCGGCAAATCTCTGTGCCGATGGTGGAGGAAGGCTATACCTGCGTGGACATCCGGCAGGGGTACTCGATGCTCTCGGAACCCTGCAAGAAATTTCTGGAAATCATCGCGTGCGGCAAGCTGCGACATGGCGGTCATCCGGTACTGCGATGGAACGCTCACTCGCTGTCCACGAAAGAGCACGACGATCAACTGATGTGGGCAAAACCGGAACGTCACCGGGACTCGGCACGCATAGACGGCATCTCGGCGCTGACCAACGCGCTGGCGCGAGCCATGCTGGACGCTGGGCCCTCGGTCTATGAATCGCGAGGACTGATAACAACGTGAAACTCATTGACCGGTTGGCGGCTGCCTGGACCGTGTTGCGTGGGCAAAACCCCAGCTCCGGGGTGCAACTCCGACCCGACTCCGACCTCTGGTATCAGCATCTCGGCTATCAGACTGCAACTGGCCTGCGCGTCTCACCGGAATCGGCGATGCGGGTGGCGGCGGTGTTCGCCTGCGTGCGCGTCATCTCTGAAACCGTGGGTTCGCTGCCGCTGCACATCTACCGGCGGCTGCCGGACGGCGGTAAAGAGCGTGCCTTCAATCATCCTCTGTATCGCATTCTGCATGACACGCCCAACCACTGGCAGACGGCCTACGAGTTCATAGAAATGATGCAGCACCACCTGGAACTGCGGGGCAACGCCTTTGCGCGGATCGTGTGCGGTACCAACGGCGCCATCGAACAGCTTATCCCGCTGCATCCGGATCGGGTCAGCGTCTACCGGATGCCGAACGGTAAGCTGAAATATCAGGTGCGCTACCTATACAACGCGCAAGTGGATGTTTATAACCAGGAAGAAATCCTGCACATCAAGGGTCTGTCTTCCGACGGACTGGTGGGGATGAGCACGGTGGGCGTCGGCGCGGAGACAATCGGCTGCGGACTGGCGCAGCAGGAATTCGCGGAACGGTTCTTTGAGAATGACGCCACTCCCGGCGGCGTGATGATTCATCCCAAGGTTCTGACGGATGGGGCACACAAGCGCATCAAGGACAGTTGGCGGGAATACTTCAGCGGATCGAACCAGCATGGTGTCGCGATCCTTGAAGAGGGGATGACCTACCAAAATATCGGCATCACCAACAAGGACTCGCAACTGCTCGAGGCGCGGCAATTCTCGCGCATCGACATTTGCTCGATGTTCCGCGTGCCACCGCACAAGATCGGCGACCTGAGCCGGGCAACGTTTTCCAACATCGAGCAGCAAAACATCGAGTTCGCCACCGACAGCGTGCGGCCTCGGCTGGTGCGATTCGAGCGGCGCCTCAACGTTGACCTGATTGACGCGATAGGCATTGGAGAGGACTACGAGTACTTTGCCGAGTTTCAAATGGATGCGCTTCTGCGCGGCGACCTCAAGAGCCGGTATGACGCCTATTCGACGGCTATCAATGCGGGATTCATGACACGCGCTGAGGCGCGAACCAACGAGAACATGAACCCGATTGATGGGCTGGACGTGCCGCTGATGCCGCTGAACATGGTTACGGTTTCGAGCGATGGCACACCCCAGCCCAACCAGCCACCGCCAGCGACGACCGAGCCAATCGCGCCGGGAGATGAAACCGGAGTCGGCGCGAAACGGCTGGAGGAGTTCGTCAAGGCGGCGGCAGAGCGGGTGCTGCGCAAGGAAGTCGGGCAAATCCGGCGAGCAATGGGCCGGTCGTGTGCGCTGGACAAGTTCAAAGAGGAAGCCTTGGAGTTCTATTCGACGCACGCGGAATTCGTGCGCGAGTGTATGCACATCTCGGAACTGGCTTCGCAGCTGTACGTCGCGAATAACTGCCGGTTGTTTACAACCTGCACTTCCACTGAGCAGATCGAGGCGCGGCTCGGGGAGCTGGAGAACCAGGCGCCGAAGACTCTGGTACGTCTCGCGCTGCCGCGCTTGGTAGCGCGAAAGGAGGACGGGCATGAAATACGGTCACATTCTCTCGGCAGTGGTAACCACGCCGTGGGCGATTCGGCGGGAAAAGATGAACGCGATTGCGAGGCTCCTGCTCGAGCGCGCTGACGGCGGGGAAGTCTCAGAGGAAGAGATTGCGCTGATTGCCGAACGTTCGCGTCCTCCGTACCTGATCGAGTGCGGCGATCCTCAAGACGACGGCGAGCTCCGGATCCTCCCGGCGGAATTCCACTCTGGCGCCGTGCCGTACTCTCCGTCCAGCGGCAAGGACGAGTCCGGTTCCTGGGACGGCGACGCGGCTCGCAACCGTCTGGCGAAGTGGGCCTCGTCGGACGGCTCGGGCGACAAGGACAAGATGAACTGGGCGAAGTACCGGCAGGGCTTCGCTTGGTACGATGCCGAGAACGCGGACCAATTCGGTTCCTACAAGCTGCCGCACCACGACATCCAGAACGGCAGGCTGGTGGTGGTGTGGGGCGGTGTGACGGCTGCCATGTCTGCGCTGCTCGGAGGTCGCGGCGGGACCAACATCCCATCCGGCGACCGCAAGGCCGTCTATAACCACCTCGCCAAGCACTACAAGCAGTTCGACAAGGACCCTCCGGATTACCACGAGGAAGGCTACATCGTTCGTCCCTTCATGCAGGGCTACGACGAGCCGTGCGAGTGTCCTTGTGATCCGTGCATTGCCGGGGACTGCGAAGAGTGCAGCCACGACGAATGCACGTGCGACGGCTGCACATGCGCGTACGCCACCGAACATCGGGACGACGAGGAAGAGCAGCAGAAAAAGGGCAAGAGAGCGGCGCTGATGGAGAACGGCTCGTCGTCCGTCTCGCGATCCAGCGCGCCGGTCATTGCCGTGCTTCCGCTGTTCGGTACCATCGCTCACCGCATGGGCATGATGAGCGAGTTCAGTGGAGGTACTTCAACGGAACGCTTTTCGCAGTACCTTCGTTCCGCGGTCGGCGATCCTACGGTGAAAAGCATCGTCATGGACATTGACTCTCCCGGCGGGACGGTCAACGGCGTGCCCGAACTGGCGGACGAGATCTATCAGGCGCGTGCCGTGAAGCCGGTCGTGGCGGTGGCGAACTCTCAGGCGGCCTCGGCAGCCTACTACCTCGCATCGCAGGCCTCCGACATCGTTGCAATTCCATCCGGAGAGGTGGGCTCCATCGGAGTCTTCGCGGCGCATGAGGATCTCTCGAAGGCGCTCGAGTCAAGAGGCTCCAAGGTTTCGCTCATCTCGGCTGGCAAGTACAAGACCGAGGGCAACCCCTTCGAACCGCTGAACGAGGAGGCAAAAGCGGCAATTCAGGACAAGGTTAACCACTTTTACGACATGTTTGTGAACGCGGTAGCGCGAGGCAGAAACACGACTCCGGATGCGGTGCGCAACGGCTACGGTCAGGGTCGGATGTTGAACGCGGAACCGGCAAGGCGTGCAGGGATGGTGGATCGGGTTGCGACCTGGGACCGGACTCTGAAGCGGCTGGGCGCCAAGGGGAAACCGGCGCCACCCACGCCGGACCGGATGAAGCAGGATGCAGGCCTTCAGTTGCCAGCGAGGACGCAGCGGTTGCTGCGCCTGCAGCAGATGTATCGGGAGTTGGACCTCTACAGCTAGGTCATATACCAGCTAGTCATACACCCCGAAATCAAGTTTGTTGTGATCCGCTGTCGTGCCTTCGCACGCCAGCGCAGCGAATACGTGTGACCCGGGCGTTGCTTCAGGTCCTTCGATCTTGAGCGCGTGCGGTGGCAGTTCACATCTCATCCGAAGGAGAAAAGCGATGCGATCGAACATTCACGCACTCCGTCAGCGCAAGGTAGACCTCGTGAAAGCGCAACGGACGATGCTTGACCTGATTTCCAGAGAGGAGCGCGATTTCTCAGAGGCAGAAGGCGCTCAGTACAACGACAACATCAAGAAACTCGCGGCGCTCGAAGTGAACCTTCAGCGCGAAGAGGAAATACTCGCGGCAGAGCGTTCGATGGCCGCTCTACCGGACGAAAATGCCGCATTTACGCGCAATAGCGGCATCGACAACCCTAACGCTGGCGCGGATCCGCCGCAAGGAGGTAAGCGCAGTAGGGGACCATTTAACAGTCTTGGCGAGCAACTCATCGCCGTGGCCCGAGCCGCGAGTCCACTGCAACGGCTCGATCCCCGACTGATACAGGCAGCCTCGCCGGGCGCTGCCGGATTGAATGAGGCCTCCCCTGCGGAGGGCGGGTTTCTTGTGCAGAAGGATTTCTCGGAACTCCTGCTTGAACGCACGTACCAGTTGGGGAACGTGTCGCAG